CGCTTCAGTTTGCGCGTTTTGAGTTTGACCAATAGGAGCATTTGCCATTTCGCGATATCTTCGGCCTAAATCAACAGCAGTCTTATATGAGTCAGGATCAATCTGGCGCAACTGCTGGGTAGCACGCTCTTCTGGCAACTGAAGGTATTCGCGGAAGGATGTGATCTGGCTTCCGGCTTCTGGAGTTCCAATCGCAATAGGCTTAAATTCCTTGATCTGCGTGTTGGCTCCAGTAATCGCATCCGTAACGCTCTTTAGGTCTGAGTTAAGCTGGTCAACATAAACTTTGGACGAAGTGTAGCGAGGATCATTCTTTGGCAACTGATCCAGCAATGTTTGTGCTGCATTCAGCCTTTGCTGAATTCCAGCAACCTGTGTGTTGCCTTGCTGAACAATACTGTTTAAGCGATTAAGCTTGGTGCTGTTATAATCGTCAAGAATTTGCTGGTCGGATACTTGAAAGTTTAGCTTATTTGCAAGCGGAGATGTTGCAAAGCTATTGCCAGCAGAAAGCGCGGTGATGGCTGGATTTTGTGCCAAGGCAAGTTGTGAAATGCTACCGCTGATTGCGTCAAGAGCAGAGGAGGAAAGACCTGCTGGTAATTGGGCGGGAGCAGAAAGATTTGTTGGCAATGCCTGAGATACCGCACCGATTGTTGCTCCAGGCTGGTTGCCACCTGAAAGTGCGGCAATCTGTTGTGCCAATGAGTTTCTTGTATTTTCTTGGCTCGTTACCTGAGCAAGTTTTTCATTTAATGAAGATTCAAGCTTTTTAGTTCTTATTTCTTGAGCAACATTTGTTGCAGTTCCAATATCTCTATATGCGTTTACATTTTTATTGAAAAAATCTGCAACTTCATTGAAGTTTGCAAGATAACCAAGTTGTTGGTCTGCTGGTCCGCCCTTAAATGGTCCAGGTGTTTTTACCTCGCCAATAACTCCATTTTCATCTACTGTGTATCCAACAACTTGATTTGGCTGATATTTTGCCATAATTTATCCTTGCAAAGTAGGATTGGAAATATTGGTTCCAATTGTTCCATAAATGTCCTGTGGCGGCACATTGCGAGGAGCGAAAGCCACATTTGGCTCAACGCTGGCGTATGGATTTGCCCCATACAACCGCTCGAACTGGCGTGTCATTTGCGTTCCTAGTCCTCGATTCAAAGCATAAGCCTGCGGACTTGTCTCGTAGGATCGGCGCAATCCTTCTAGAGTGCGTTGCGGTCCGTATTGACGTTCCATCTGTAGGCTGGATAGGGCTGCTGCCTGTTGGTCGAGAGCTGAAAGCTGACGCTCCAAGTAACGCTGTTGTGGCATGTACTGGACACGAAGCTTGTTCTCCAATGCAGCCATTTCAGGTGCCTTCTGAATATAGGTCTCTACGTTCTTCTTGTACGCCTCCGCATTGGCCTGTGCCACCGCATTAGGATCGGGAGGAGGAGGAGGTGCTGGGATGGAAGGTCCGCCGCCCATGTTAAGCCATAGCCTTTCGCATAAACTTCATATAATCGTATTGTTTCCTAACTCCGTTGCGGTTAAAGATTAGGCTCCTGCGGGGGCCAAATTCATCCCAAAGGATAGACAGCAGGCGTTTCATAGCCAAGAGGCTACGGGGATTAGGTTTACCATCAATAGAGGTCACAGTCAAGTCCACAAAAGCATCTGGGGCATTATAGTCATGTTGATAATGCTCAATATTTTGCGTTGAATCCAATGCCCTAGCAACAGCTACTCCAACAATCTCCTCGCCATCCTTAACCACGCCTACAAGTTTATTGCGCTGATACCAGGAAAACCATTCCTTAAAATTAGGCCATCTAGCCTCAGGCACACCAGAAGCCTCAACATATTCCATAGCCGTCATACGTTCTTTTGCACCTCGATAGTGTCTGGGTTGGCGGCCAGAAGGATTCCACGCATGGAAAGCTTCTTGGAATCAGTTGACACATTGACCCGCATATTGCGCCATTTCTGGTAGGATCGCAGGCTGTCAGCCACCCGCTTGACTGTCTGGGCGGATAGGGTTGCCGTAAGCGTAAATGGTAGGGTTATGCCGCCGGACGACCTGGTATCAATGTTTGTGCCAATCGAGATAAATGCACCGTCAGTATCTCGCCTCATGCTGATGTTGGCACTGGTGGATCCAGAGTTGTAAAACTCAATCTCATAGTGCGAACCGAACTTCTGCGCCACCCTGTCATCAAACTCATAAGCCTTTGATGTCACAGAACTTGTATAACTTCCTGTAGATACATAATCCACATAATCTGATGTTGCATCAGCAGAATCAGCATCCTTGTAGCCAAGATAATGACCAACCTTGCTTGTCGGGCTTCCAATCGCAAGCTTCAAAGAATTGGTGGCAAATCCAGATGAAAAGTTGGTAATCACCATCTTGGAAGCAGCAATGCTCCATAACCCCTCAAACGCATTGAACAAGGCATTATAGACAAGGATATAGTTTGGCGTGGTTGCGGTATCGAGCGGGATGGCTAGATAGTAACGATTATTATAGAACGCCGCGTTGCACAGCGTGACGTAATTTTTATTGATCCTTGAAATGATGTTCTTTACCGGTTCGCTGATCGGAGTTCCTACGATATAAAAGTCATCAGCAATAGACCTTGCTACAGACCTGATTCCGTCATTGGCCAAGAAGAACACATCCTTATTAACAAAGTTAACCGACCTGCCTGAAGCGCACCCAATCTTGTCGTTGAGTAGGCGCACCGTCCATCCAGCAGCCGTGGTTGCAGTCGGATCTGCGGTTACTAGGTAAATCTTGTTTGGTTTGAAAACAAGTATCTCGTAATCATAGAAAGGTTGGATGGCTACAATATCCTCTCCGTCATCACCGCCGACAATTATGCTGTTGGTTGACTTCCAAATTTCGGCATCAAGGATGTCTGAGGCATAAAGAGTGTTTCGGTCTTCACCGCTTCCAACTGCAAATAGCCTGTTTGTAAATTGTCGGACAAGACGAAGGCCAGAAGGGGCTAATTGGGTTGATATGACACCTGTTGCCGTAGCGGCAGTACCAGATGATGGTGGTGCTATAGTTATGGTTGGTGCAGATGTATATCCAGAACCACCATTGGTAACTGTTACTCCAGTAACGATTCCTCCTTGTGATGCAGCATAAGATGCAACTGCTGTCGCTGTTGTGCCGTAACCCAATTGTGGCGCAGAAACTGTTACTGCTGGTGCTGATGTGTATCCAACTCCTGGGTTTGTAATTGATACCGATGCCAGCTTTGTTCCCTGCCGATAATCAGTTGTTCCATTTGAAAACTTCAAAAAACTTGTTCCGTCTGTGTAAAACAAATTATTATTAAACTGTGAGAAATCCACCTGCGCGCTGGAGTTGGCAACCGTACCGCCAGTTGTGGCAAAAGTATTTGAGCTTGTTGACCTAAAAATTGTTCCATTGGTAGCCACAATCAAGCGCTCTGTTGTTGGGCTATCAAAATAGTGCATCCCCTGTATGCTCGATCCGCCAGATACATTGGTTGACATGGACTCAATTCCCATGCGGGATTCAAGGTTCCCGCTTGGGCTGATGGTCATGTTAACCAGTTCGCTGGCCTGATTGTCACCAATAAGATTTGGGTTTATGCCAGAAGCCTGACCGCCCTCAAAGCTTTGAGATGCGGCGATAGCCAGCAGGTCATCCAAATTGTCGGAGTAGTAAGGCACGCTAAACTCCTTTGGTTATTAAGCAGCAGTAATTTCTTCGGTCATCAAATCGCCAAGGCTAACTGGCGTAATCTGTTTCACGCCACCAACCTGGCTGAGTTCATAATTAGCCATCGCCGCAAGGTCGGCATTGGCAGTCTGCACAACGGCCTGCGCCTTGGCATACTGACGCTCACGCTCAAGTGCATCGGCATGGGTAAGTGCAAGCACAACCTGGTGGACGTGAGGCAAGCGAAGTTCGTCATCAAGACAGGATGAGGATGGAGGAAAGTCAACAATGAGGTTGGTGCGGGTTAAGCATTTAAGCTTTTCAACCACCCGCAGGCTCTCTGTTCCAGTGGTGGCAAGGCGAGGGTAAAGGTCAAGTTCAGCAATCCCGCTGGTATTTCGACCTGTGAAATGATAGAGAACCGGCGTTCCGGTTCTTGTCTCCTCAAGCAAATCAGCATCTTGGCTGATGATGGTAGCCAAATCAATCGGGTCAACCTCGGATTGGTCATAGGCCACCGAAAGCGGAGTTTCGACATTGGTGCCAAGCGTAACGGTCCTATTTGTTCCAACTGAATAGGTGGATGTGGTAACACTCTCCCGCCAAGGAGCGAAGTTCCAAACACGCCGGTAGTTCAGCGAG